CAATCGTGTCAGTAAACAAATTGACATTGGTAGAAGTAGATTCTGCATTAAAGAATACATTATGATCTACTGAAATTGTACTTACCTCGGCAGAAGCATTTACACCATTTCCGCCGGTTATTGTTATTGTTGGTTTGTTTACATAGTCAAAACCACCATCTATAATTTCAATTCTTTGTAAGGTGCCATTAACAGCACAAATACCTGTCGCACCTATACCCTGAGAATCTGATACATCAAGACTTGGTGGGTTAATTACATCATATCCACTACCCTGAGCAGTTACATCAATATTATCAATTTGACCATAGAACAAGGTTTCTGAAGACTTGTAATTTAAAATCTCTACACCATTAACCAAAATACCAGTTTTTCCTGGTTCAGTTTCATAATTTGCACTCTTATTAGTTGGTTCTTTTATTTCACGTAAAATATTTTGTGGTTGTATAATTTTATTTGCAAAGTCATAATACTCAAAAGTATTGGAAGTAACTATGCCAGATACAGAAATGTATTCGCCATTTGCTAAGTTTGATGGACTCTTTGCGAGACTTATACTTGTTGAACTAACTCTTTTTGCATAGTAAAGACCCTCAACAAGTTCAGGAAACTTGCTTACGACACTAACTTCTAAATTGTCTGCATCTCCACCTGCAAAATTAGAAGTAACTTTAAATGGAGAATAATAAATTTTATCTCCCGTATAAAAACCATGGTCGGCACCAGAAGTTATTTGAAGAACTTCTCCACTAAAACTTCCAGATACTGTTACTTTTTTGTTATATGGATTTATTAATTGATTATAGTATGATGGTAAAGATGGAGAAGCAACTAAAACTTCATCAGAATAGTTTGTATATACGTTTTGTACGTTTGCTGTATTATTATTTAAATGTGAATATGCTGTAGAATTTGGTTTTGTAATATATCTGCCAATAGTATATGTCAAATTTGTGTTTAATTGTCCCTGTCCACGTACAGAAATGCTTTTATCCGAAAGAACATCTACAATAGTTGAATTATTTGATACAGAATCAGTTCCAGTAATCTTTATTCTGTCACCAACTCTAAAATTATGTGAATCAAAGGTCGTTAGATCGTAAGTATAATTAGAAAGATCTCTCAGAACAAAAGATTCTACTTTATAAGTATTTGCAATGTTATAAACCCAGTTATTTCTTCTAACACTTTCTGAAGAAATTCCTAAGGTTTTAATTTTTGCAGTATCGTCTTTCGAGAAAAGATATGTGTCATTTGGAATAACAACTTCATTCAGAACAGATCCAACTCTTACTTTAATAGGACTGTCAGTTGAAATTCCAGCATATCCATATGCATATACATCAAGTCTAATTTCTGTTTCTGGAGATATGTCAGAAGATGCTCCAGAAACATTATAAAACTGAGTTACTGATTTACCACTGTATGTTAGTGTAGTTTCGGAACCATTTGAGAACGTACTTATCAGGGTGCCTGATGCAGGAAATCCTATTGTAGAGTCAACATCAATTACTGTTGATCCTGCAGATACGTTGGATACAACAATAGTTTTGGGATGTAGTGAGAAATTACCATAAAGAGATCCCTCGAGAATAAGATCCTTGTTATAATCAGCATCAAAACCTAATTGATAATACTCTTTCCCGCCCAAAAATATCTTTTTAACATCAGTAATTGAAGCATATGAATTATCAATATTGTAGTCAGAGTATTCGTCTTGATAAAGTGTTTTGTTTAAAAGATCTAATGGATTTCCAGAAATTGCTTCAACTACAAGATCTTTTGTAATTCTATATCCTGCATCAGATGGTCTGAAAAGATAATCTCTTGGTTTAATAACCTCAACATTTTCGCCATATAAAGCACCAAAAAGAATTTTAAAAGACTTATCAGTTCCTTTCGAGGTATAAAAATCTTTTGCATTTGATATAAAATTTCTTTGATTCAAATCAGAATCTAAAGTTCTATCAGAAAATCCAGGAATAAATTGTCTCTTTACTTTTTGTAAAAATTCTCTTAAAAATACAGAACTAAGATTGTAAATCTTTGTATTTTTTGTGTGACTTTCGGCAATAGAACTTTCAAACTTTAATTCGTCAGGTGCATTTGTTTTTGTATATGAAGTAACGCCACTAAAACCTCTTTTGCAGTTTTCAAATGCAAATTCTGTTTTATACTCATATGTGATAATCTCATTATCAATTAAAAGAAGACCATATTTGTCAGGAAACCCTTTTGTAAAATAGTTTGTAAATTCACTAAAACCAAGAGATGCTGGAATAGATGTTGAATATGATTCAACATCTTCAGAAAGATATGTAAATTCAACAGTTGAAGAATTTTCCTCAAGTTTTAAATACTTGTCGATATTTTGAATTATGTCAGCAGGAGCACTTTGATACTCTTGCGAAACATAATACTGCTTAAGAAATTCTACTAAGAGTGGTGAATCTTCCGCAATAAAATTGGGAAGTTGATTTTCAACAATCGACTGAACTTTTACTCTTGTTTCTGACATATCTTTTTATCTTACGTAAATTCCGTTGGAGTAACTTGATGAAACCGTATAATTTGTTCCAGAAATATCAGCGCCTGATGATATACTATCTGAAACCATTTTAATAAAGGTATTATTAATATCTAGTTGCAAATAAAGATCCTGTAATCCAATCACATCATTTGAATATGGTGAAGTTGATATTTCAATAATTGGTGCACCTTTATATAATGCTGTTGAAGTTATATTGATTGGATATAACTTAATTTCACCTTTTACATAATCAATTGTTCCAACATTTCTTTTCACAATTTGTGGTTGGGTTGGGGAATTTAACTTAAAAATGTTAATGGAACCAGTTTCTTGATTTTGATCTGGTATATCCATAAGATAAACAGGACTTCCAATTCCACTTATATTAAATGCGGATGATTTGATATTATATCCATTTACATTCTTGATATGAAATCTATTTCCAAAACATATCTCATACTCTGCAAAAGTGTTCAAGGAAGCTTTTAAATCTCTTCTGATTATTATGTTAGTAATATTTGATGTAATCGCTGGATGACTTTCATCAATTATGTTTAGAAACTTGCTATACTTAAATCTTGCGCCAAATTTATTTAATTCAGTGGAATCGGCATATTCACTCACATTTGCAGAAACAACGCTATTGACGGCGTTTCCAGACGCCGCTAAATTGGTGTTATAATAAACATTAGACGATACCTCAACATACAAATATTTTAAGTCAACAATTTCTGGAATAATACCGGCAACAGAATACTGCTTAAGTTCTCTCTTAATATTATCCTTAATTAAGTTTGATAAGTAGCGATCATTATATGGTTTGATACTAATGAAAACCTTTCCAAATTGTGGTGGTGATAATTCTTCCCCACCATATGCTGAAACTGATTCAGCTTCTGGATAAATTGATGGAATTAGTGCTTCATAGTCAGCAGCGGTTACTGCTCTGTTTCTTGATGCATATATCCTAGTTGCATATTTCTTGACCGATTCAACAGTCTCAATCGAATCGCCTAACTGCGATGACTCTATTGTTGTAAGTAATGATATTCCAGATGTTACTATTCTTTCGCTTTGATCAACAATTGTTCCATTAAAAACAAATGATGAAAGACCATTTGCATCAGAACCATTTGATACAATATATCTTACTGTAATATAGTTTGGTTCTGATAATTTTCTTCCAAAAATACCATCTCCAAAAATTAATTCATATCTTTCATCTTCTATTTCTTGAAGAAAATAGACCGCAGAACTTGAGTCTATGTCAAATAAACTATTTGCTAAATTATAAGTTCTAGTAACTGTAGAAGATTGGTTTGGACTTACATTTACTGTGATTGTTCTTGTATCAATTCCAGCATTATCAAGTATGAATCTTTGATTTAAATCAAAAGAACTTACCGTGAAATTTTGAACAACTTGTGTTCCCTCGTATACTTCAACATCATTAAACTCTGCAATGTTGTTTGTAACTGGTACAGTAATGTCTGAAGGAATAATAAATGAATAACTTTCTGTTCCAAATGAACGTGTTGTACATACAACACCTGATTTAAGTGTTAGTTGTGTTGGAACATTTGTAAAATTGGTTGTATCAACAAAGAATGATACCTTTGCTCTTGCCGATCTTCTTGATCTTGGAACATATCCAATATTTCTTGCAAGAGAAATAACATTCTCTCTAAGTGTAGCACTATCAATAAACACTTCATTTGCCACCATATTGGCATTGTATGAAGTGATGTATGTATTATACGCAAGGGTGTCTATGATTGTTGAAAGATTAGATCCTTCAAAATCATAGTCAGTAAAATTTGAATTCGATCTAAGGTAATCCTTGATCGATGTTTTAATTTGATCGAAATCTAAATTAGCGAAATTTACTAGTGCCATTATCGTGTTGGTTGTAATGCAAATGATAATTGTTGAGCTGCGACATCAATTCCAACAATTTCATATCTAACGGTTACATTAAATTCGCCATTATCATAGTCTGGAGCGACTTTTACACTAAGTAAATTCACTCTTGGTTCAAAGTTATTGATGGTTGTTCTAATTTCATCCTCAATAGATGATGCAGTAATCTCATTTACGTTCTCAAAAAGAAGACGACTGACTTTTGAACCTAAAATTTGGTTAAAAGGTCTTTCTCCTTGATATGTAAGTACAAGATTCCGAATAGAACGGGCAATTGCGGTCTCATTTTTAATCGCAATCAAATCATAGGTCAAAGGATTGACCTGAAATGAAGAACTAATGTCCTTAAAACCTTTACTTACCCGTTCTACAGGCATAAAAAATTATAATTCTATCTTATTTATTACCCTTTTATTGATCCATA